TAGTTGTTTGACGACCAACTGTAGACGAACCATCCTCATTAGTCACCTGAATATCAAAGTAAATATCCTCACCAGTATCTTTGTAACGCTTTAATAATTTACGAAATATCGATGTATTGAAGTGGAATGTTGCACTACCTGAATACTCGGCACCAGTTGCTTTATTCCCTTTACTAATTCTCCCCATAATAGGCACTTGCGTTTTTGTTTTATCCATATTTGCTTCTAAATTAATCAACTGAGCGAATTTATATCGATTCCCCTCAATCGTCACATAGGCTACACCCTGTGCTCCATGAATGGCATCACGAGCATGCATTGTTGTGTTTGCAAAATGCTGAAGATTCAAAGGGATAATGATTTTTGGTCTTTTAGATGTTTGTAAAAAATCTTGTAACAAATTAGCTGCATGTTCATTGTCTAACTTTTCGTTTATCTTCAATTAAGTTCCCTCCTTATGCCACCATTGTTGTGATATAAAGCTGAGACATTGCTACAGTTGGGTCTACAACCTCATTCACCACGACAGCTTTCTTAGTTTCCCCTTGCTCTACAGTAAGATCATCTTTGTTGTAATTTTGGATTGCTCGAATACGCTGCATTTCCATTCTGTGAGCACCGATATCATTCCATAACGAAATACGACCATCTTGATCGTTTGGTACCTGACCTAAATAACGAGTGTTGAATATATGTGCTGTATCGATTGCGATTTGATCTAGAGCACGGATAACTTGGTTCATTGAGAAATCTTCGCTTTTATCTACCGTAAAAGATGTAAATGTATTGATATCTTCTAACACGCGAATATCATCACCTACACGATGGAATACGTACTTACCACCTTTTAAAAGCGTTGAAAGTTGAGCCTGCGTCTTTGTTTCAGACATATCGAGCGTGAATTCACTATCGTATTTCTTGTTGGTATTTGATTTATTTACAGCAACACCAGCCTGCGCTCCTGTTGCCCAGTACACTGCACTGAATACTTCTTCATCAGTTCCAATAGTATCGTTTTGCACATCGATAATACCCTCGTGGTCTGTAGTGCCAAGTTTATGACCTACTAGTTGAAATTTTGCACCTACTTGATCACGTAAACGTTTCGTGTATTCTACATATAAAGATTTGATCAGATTGTCTTTTGATAGACAGCCAAGTGTATTAAAGCCATAAGATTCTAAAGCATCTAGTGCTTCTTGGTGTGCTCCTCCTGTAATAGCAGAGCCATTTGAACCACCTGTAAATGGTGTACCAGCTGTTAGTGTTAATTTTGCATCTGACTTAAATGTAACGAAGTCATTAGTTTTTAAATCAGCAGCAGTCTCTACAGCTATTTGTTCGTCTACCAGTACGTTAGCTAATAGTGTTTGAATATCAAACTTCGTTGGCTCATCCACATTTGCTTGGATAACGATTGTTATGTCGTTTCCTCGAATCCCTTTATATTTAGCTGTTGCGTAGTCATTCTTAGCTGCTATTGCATCCACTGTAAGCTTGTAAAAAAACACTGTGATTGCATTTTTGAATATATCACGAATGCCTTTTAGTTTAGGATCTGTGTAATCATAGCCGAAGATTTTACGAGAGTCCTTTTGTAAATCCTCTTGTGTTACTGCAAATACGTCACCATCTACACCCCAATCAAGAGGTATTGGCAGACCTACATAACCACGATCACTTAGATTTACAAATGCACGAGCTTTGCTAATGAAATTGTGATACGTACCTGGCAGTACTTTGTTTTGTGTTAAAAATGTGCCTCCACCTAATGCCACGTTATTTCCCTCCTTTATCGAATTTCTTTAGAATCCCATCCACTTCGGTGAACGAGTACATTTTTTCATCCTCTAGTAATGCATTTAACGCATCACGACGAGCCATGTATTTGTTGCTTTTTACAATTTGTGCTTTCGTAAATTTTGGCGCCCCTAAAGCTTCAGATACATCTGCAGGATTTGTTTTTACTTTGTCTTTAATCGATTCACTCTTTGTTGCCACCACATTCACCCTTTCGTTTTTATATGTTGTTCTAATGAACCCATGAAACTCTTCTCTTCAACTTCTTGTAAGAAGAAATTAAAATGAATGAAATTATGACCAATACCGTCAACAACCTCGCTGTTTGCTCCTGTACCAAGCATTAGCGAACCATTTAACAGTGTTATTTCTTTCATTGCTTGTTGTACCTTCAAAGTCATATTGGATGCCTCAGACAAGCCGTTTTTAGGGAAATATTGAACGTTAAATAATGTTGTTACTTTCCATCGATTTCCGATTTGTCTTATATGCTCTAAGTTCAAAAATTGAATTAAAAAAGCAGGAGTCTTAAACCCCTGCGGTACTTCATCGATATACTTTTTATAGCCACTACCAAAGTTTTCGTGAAGCTTAACAGATATAGCATTTTGAATATCATTAATTTCCATCGAAAGCCTCCTTTAGCATCTTATAAAGTTTTTTCTCAAGTATTGCAGGCGCTTGTTGCTCAAGTTCATCAGCACTAATAGTCATCATGAAGCGACCTTTTACCCATCCAACATTATCTCGAGACCTATGGCCGAACTCAACGTAACTCCCATAATCAACTGGATTGATAATTTCTACTTCATACATATTTCCTGTCACCTTGATATTTAATTCCTTTGCAAAAGTAACAGCACCAGCACCTCCACCAAATGCATTTGCTAATTCAGCTTCTCGCTCACTTTTAGCAGTCCAACCACGCCTTAGTACACCATCATTAACAGGTGTGCGCTTAATTACCTTTGCTAGTAATCTTGCTGCAAGTTCTTTGGCACAAGCTTCGCAAAACTTTTTATAATCAGCTGTTGCTAACTTAGCTAATTTTCGCTCGAATGCTTTCAATTGACGATAATCAACTCGTCCACCTCTACCTATTATGCGTACCTCTCAAATGCTTCTAACATTATTTCTTGATGATCAATATAAACAACAGGCTCACCACTACGAGCGTATTCTGTGGTTTTATCATGCTGTGACACAATGATTTTTGAACCTGCAGGTATATCGAATTCAGGTGCAATAAAAAGTTTAGTGGTCTGAGCAATCAATGCTGGACCACCTGTTGGAGTAGTTGATGTTTGCTTTTCAAATGATAGCTTGCACTTTTGATCAGTAAACAACGGCACTTCTTTATGTGTAGTTGCATGAGTAATTGGATCTTCTACCTCTTGCCAAACCTTAACTGTGCACAGACCTTTGTATAATGACTCTACAGCCTTTCTACGAGCACTTACCATAACATCACCCTGTAACGTGCAAAATCTGTTTCGTTATGCATTAGATAGGCTATGAAAGTATTAAATTGAGCTTCTGGAGTACTGTTCACATCGGTAGCAAATATCACATTAGTGTCACCATCTTGTACTTGTTTAGCAATTAATTCAAAATCCAATGTGTCTATAGATAAGGCTCCCATTGACTTTTTAGCATATAAAAATTCCCCAACGACCATATCCACCGCGATTTCATGGAGTCCTTGAGGAATTTCTGATAGATTTGCTTGATTTTTAATATGATTTGTTACTTTAATGATGCAAAAGTTCAGCATAATTTCATCTTGACTGTTTGGTTCACTTGATATAGTGATTCCCAGTGACTTTAATCGATTTTTAACATCATCTAGCATGGTTTACACACCCTTAGCCTTGTGAGATAACACGAGCAATAGGAATAGCTTTGTGATCAATTGTTTTACGAGCTGCACCATTACCATCATTGTGTACTAATGACCAGTTTTGACCATCTGCTAATTCACCATTTGTTGGTGATAGAGTTGCTTGTGATTTCTTTTCGTAAGAAATGCCGTAAGGAGCAAGAACTTTACGTTGGCGACTATACAGTGTATCTTGACCGCCATTTGTTTTTGGATCACGAGACATTTCATAAGGTACTTTTGCGCCAATATCTTCGTAATCAAAAGCACCTTCACCCAATACATACGTTGTATATTTTGTATGTGCAGGATTGCCACCATCTTCAGGCACTTCTTCGAATGGCATTGAATCATCAACCAATACAATACGACCGTTCCATGTACCGATTGTTAAATCACGTTGAATACCATCACCATCAGTGTATTGAAGATATTTAAACAGTCGTAAGTTTTCTAAGTTCGTCGCAACTGCCGAGTGCATGATAACAATAGCGAATTTCGATTTGTTTTGACCACACGCTTGCTGCATAGCATTGTTAAGTGTTGCTGGACCAACTTTGTTTAGTGGATTCCCTTGAGAGTCATCACCTGTTTTTGCTGTAATGTCATAAGTGTGATTTGTTACAAAATCAACGTTTTTAACACCTGTCGTCATCGCAAAAATACCACTAAGAATCGATAACAATACATCTTGATCAATTTCTTCCCAATAAACTGCTACTTGTTGAGCAACATTGTCCATAAAGTCAACGCCACCTGTAATATCTTCTGAGAAGTCCTTTTCAATCCACGCTTTCGCACGGCCGTATACAACTACACCACGTTCATACGTTTCAGTGCTTGTTGCTGTGATGTCCGTTTGACCATCGTAGTTAAGTGCGGCACCGTCTAAATTACCGAACATAGGAATACGGCCATAAGCAGTAGTTGTCTGCGAACTGAATAAACCAC